AAGGAATTTACATAAACCAAGGGGATCCTTTCATTTCTTATGATTTTATAATTTTTATTTGATTTTCTGTTTTTTTGTTTTAATTCTAGTTTGATAAAAAGAAAAAGATTTTTTGCTCAGATGAACTATGGTTCTGTTGAACAAAAAGTTTGGGGGGGCATTTCTGATAAACGTGATGCGTGCTCAGAAATGTTGATTATTGATGAATATTGTCACTATAACAAGTACAAATCTTTTCAGAATTGTATAATGCACATGTGAAGCATGTTTATAGTGTTGATTATTATGTATTAAAACACCCATTTTAAAACTTTAAAGCAATCTCTCCAGCACAAAAAAATAGACATAAGACTGTCAGAAAAAAGTGAATTATTTTTAAAGAAAAATAAGAGAAAAAATGAAAATATTACGTTACGCTAAAAATGAAAGTGTGCGGTAGAGTAAAATTATTTTCAACTCTGGTGTGTTAATATTGTTCCAATTCTTCACGTGGAACTCTTGAGGTTGCAACCTGTTCAGCTTTGAATATTGCTGCCTTCATCAGAACAGTCATTTCTTCAAAGCAATAAGGCCAACTGGTGTTAATTTTCAATGCGGCCAGATTGAATTTGGCTCGAATTTCTTCATACTCGTCCTTACCTCTCCAAAATGCAAATCGAAAAGCGTTTTCGACATTAACATGAAATTGATCGGTGGTATTCAATTTAGTATCATCTCTAACCCAATTGAACAATTGGTGGATGATGGATAGGTTTGGTACGGCATGGTATCTGTCATCAGTTGTTAATCTAAATCCATTTTTCAGGAATTGACTTTCATGCAATGGTTTGACTCGTATTTCAGAGTCCTTGTCTGCGGAAGTAACTTCGAATGTTAATTCGTTATAACCTTCAACGATGTCGTCGACTGAAATAACACTTCTCGCTTTTGGTGATAGGGCAATTTGAATGTCGTCTGCTGCTTTGATTGATTTTACATGTTCAGCAATAAATGCAATGTTTGCCCAATTTGGTGCCTTTCTTTGTAGAATGCGTCGAATAATTAATCCCAAGATCATTTCATGTATCATGGAATTCTCCATGAATGTGCCAGGATGACCTGACAACAATCCACTTCGTTTCCTATACATGATGTTCTCAAAAATGACTTCAGTATCTGTATAATCAACTGCAATTCCATAAATGATGTTTTTTGGGAAATCCAACTTCTCTCCTCGTGACAGATATGCTTCCGACAGCAACTCGTACATGACTTCACAGTTTAAGTTCAAAAGAGATAGACTAACTTTTGATTCCCAAGCTTTTACGTCAAAATCGATGATGTGATCAGTGTACATCAAATGTTTAGCAATTTGATCCCAATGTCGCTCTGGATCAACTCCAAGAGCGAATGGTGTTGTGCCACCTTGTTGCCAAACATTTTTCACGTGAG